GATTTCTTCATTGAATAAACCGTGGTGGATGCAGGCTGCTTTCAGCACTGCGCGGGCGGCGGGGGAGAGGTCAGTCATCGAGTTGCTCCAGTGCGCGGCGGATGATGGCGTGTTGATCTGCAGTGAGGACAGTTGCTACGACTGGATGATCAGCACCGTCCGCCGCAGCAAGTGCGGCCAGCGCCTGCTCCTTCAAGCTTGGCGGCTTGGGACGGCGGGTAACGCGAAGGTCATCAACCAGATCGAAGCCTTGCAGTCGTAGCTGGTGGCAGCACGCCTCCAATTCCTGGTCGGCGCCCCAGCGGGCGGCTTGGGTAGCGATGTCTTGCAACCTCTCAGTTGTGATCGTCACTGTGGACATGGTGCGCAACTGGCTGACGTATTCAGGCAAGTTGCGCCACTCTTCCACCAGCTCCGGTGGTGGGGTGATTGGGTGTTGTTCAGTCATCGAGTTGCTCCATTTGTTTTTCCATGTGCTCTGCCCACGCCAACAGATCAGTAGCCCTTACAAGTTGCTCACCGGTATCCGCCACCCGCCAGTGGACTGATGCAGTGTCGCGGAGGGCTTGATCAATCACCTTTCGGACAAAAAGGATTGTTGCTCGACGGTGGAGTTGCAGAGTAAGCTGGGGAATGACAGAGGCCGGCTCCCTGTCATCGGACACAGCCGGTCCATCTGGCTCGGCCAAGGCGGCGCGAGCGATGTCCGTCCACTGCTGAAACACGACTTTGTAGCGGTGAGGCCAATCGGCCTTCTCCAAGCAGTCGGTCAGCTCAACGCACAGGGCGCGAAAGTCGGTGGTCATTGCGCACCCTCCAGCTCGGCGGCGAGGGCGAGGAGGTCAGCGCGCACATCGTGCTTTGTTTCAGCATAAATGTCGCCTTCTTCGTGCCAGAACTCCGGCACCACTTGATCCGCAGCAGCACGCAGGGCGGCGGCGACTAACCTGCGAACAACAGGCTCAAATGCTGGCCCTGAATGCTTCATAGAGGCATCCAGCACCGCCTGCGCGGCGGGGGAGAGGTCAGTCATCGAGGGCCTCCAGTGCGCGGCGGATGAGGTCGTACTTGGACATCACATCAGCGTTGACATTGACGCCGTTGATTGTCACAGGGTCAATCTGCATTGACTGCAGCGCCTCCAGCGCTTGCTCCTTCAGACTCGGCGGCTTGGGGCGGCGGGCAGCACACAGGTTTTTTGTAGTCCCAAGAGGGCAGTTGTTTGCTACCCATTTGCAGCACGCCTCCAATTCCTGATCAGCACCCCAATTAGCGGCTTGGGTGGCAACATCAGTTACCCACTGATCAACAGGCATCGCCCTGGCTCCAAGAAACCACTGCGCCACCAGCTCAGGCGGTGGTGTAATCGGGTGTTCTTGTGTCATTTGATGCTCCGACTTGTGTTGTTGTTGCCCCAACGAGCAAGAGCTGCTCGGACTAGATCAACTTGGCCTAGCCCAGATTCTTCGATCTGGTCTGCAAGCTCAATGATCTCCATGACTGTCGGCCCCACCGGCTCGGGCTCGGCCAGGGCGGATTTGAGTTCGTCTTTGATGTCCTGCCAGGCGTCAAAGGCAGCATTGTCTCTGTCGTAGGCATTAAGATGGCTGAAGTTGTAGGCACCTTGCCCCTCGTTGTAGGCAAGAACCTTGGCGCACAGGGCGCGAAAGTCAGTAGTCATTAGTCCTTTCCTCTAGTGGGGTTTGGATTTTTGTGTAACGCCGCCAGCACTGCATCAAGCCGGCGCACTGTGGCGCACTGCAATGCTTGTAGCTCCGAAACGTGGTCTTCACAGCGCTCGATAAACTGAGCAGTATTTCTGCGTACGTCATCGGCGCTGATCATCCCATCTGCAATCAGTCGGTCGTGATCATTCTTAACAACTGCCGCAGTATTTCGCAGTTCAAGAGCTAGCTCTTTGAAGCGGTCAAAAAGTTCAAAGTCGGGGCGCATTAGTCTCTTCCTCTAAGAGGTGTAGGGTATGTCAGCACGGGGAGCACGGTTCCATGCTTTCACTGCAAGTCGTTGAAGCTCATCAGGGTCTTGGCTGTAATTAGTGCGGAACTCAATGAACCATTCCGCACACCATCCACAAGCAGCCCAGGCGTACTTACTTGACGCCCCTTCCGTAATCGCAAGCTGATCTGGAGTTGCGCCACAGAAGCATGGGCGGATTCCGGGTGGCAGTGAGATCTTGTCGGCCATTAGTCGCTTTCACTTGTGTTTACGGAGTGGTTAGCTAAGTAATCACTCAGTCGCATGAGATACCACATCGCTTTCTGACTGTCTTGGGCGGCGTTGCCTTTGTGCCAAAGGCGGAGCAGGTACTTGAGCACTTGGCCTTGCAGGTAGCCCGCCACGGGGTCTGGGGCGTGGCGGATGGCGTCCTCGATGATGTCGATGGCCTCGACGCGCCCCGCCTTGTAGTGCGGAGGGTGGTTGACAAGGTCACTCATGCTCTGCGTCCCAGTCAATGGGTGCCCAGTCGTCAATGCGGGAGCCTACGAGGGCGCACAGCTCCGAGTCGGTGGCGGGAATCAAGGTCTCAGGATCCAAGAGCATGGAGCCTCGGCACAGGGCAGGCCCCCATTCCGGTGGATCGAGGAGCGTCTGGCCGCGGACCAGGACCGCGTCATCCACCAGAGCCGTAACCAAGAGATTGTCGCCATCGAACTGGATCTCGTGAATTTCAAGGACGCGGCTCATTTCACCGCCTCCTTGACGTTGGGGAAGTCGCAGCCGCAGCGCTCGGCGTATTCGGTTTTGAGGTAGTCGGCGATCCGCTCCAGGTGCTGGATCACTCGGTCGTCGTACTGGTGGCTGATACCCAGCTGGTCATAGCGAGCACAGTCGGCGCGAAGCACAGCTTGCGCGTACTCCAGGGCGCCGACGGCGACAACAAAGCTGAACGGCCGCTCGGGAGCGGTGGTGATGGTCATGGGGTGCCTCGGGTGGTGCGAGTCCTTTGTACCCTAATACTCTACACAAGATCGGCGCCAGCGGCGCTTCACACTTCGTTACTCCTCGTAGGTCAGCTGCAGCCCCAGGTCCTCCGGGAGGTGGGGCGTGGCGATGCTGAGGTCGAGCGAGTTGTCCATGGCCTGTGAGAAGACCTCTTGGACGGTCTCGACGGCGTTGTCGGCGTCAAGAACGCAGAACTCCTCCACGCGCCGCACACGCCCCGCTGAGAACCAGCTGAGGCGGATCACGGCGGTGGTGGGTCCATTCAACGGCACGACCCAGTAATCCAACTGGGGCGTGCGCGGCGGCTGGGGCGAGGTCGGAAACGCCATCACTCACTCGTCCCAGGTCTCGGTGGCCTCTTCAAGCGAACCACGCCTCGCGCGGGGATATTCCGTGGGGTGTCCCAGATGGGCAGATCCCGCACCAGCACTGGGATCTGCATTGGGACACCCCTGCTTATTTTGCAGAGGGTGTCCCATCGCTTTAGGTGCGGACTGATGCGACCCATCTACCGATGGGACACCCCCTTGTGTTTTGAGGGGTGCGTCCCATTGCAAATCCGTTCCAGCAGAAGGGTTTTGCTCATGTGGGACACCCTCTGCAGTCTCTCCGCGCCCGCGCGTAGTAAAGAGTACAGCTTGATACATATTTAGGGGGACACCACCCTTCGGAAGCTGGATCGCTTCAACCACTCGAATCAACCCCCGCTTTTCCAAGCGCTGGAGCGCCTTCCTGGTGGCTGCCACCGTTCCACCCAGCAGTGGGTCGGCATCCAAGTCCTGCCGGCTCAGCGAGCGGGGGAACACCGTGCGCAACCGCTGCAACACCCGATCCGAGTGGCTCGCCGGCGTCGTGTCCTGTGGATCGACCTCGGGTGTGAAGTCCCGGATTGAGAAGCTCAGGTCCGCCTCCTGCTGCATCAGCAGTTGCGTCCCGCTACGCCCACACCGCGACTTCTCGATGCTGATGATCCGGGTGTGCTGCCCCAGCCGCTCCAGCGCCTCCCCCTCGGGCTTCTTCAAGCTCCAGGTCTCGTTCACCGCATCGCGGATCGCGCTGGTCCCCCGGAACCCACCCTGCTTGTTGGCATGGTGAATGATCAGGATGGTCGTCGCCGGATACAGCACCCCGTTGTTCCGGGTCAACCAGTACAGCGGCATCGCAAACTCCGACTTGTTCTCGTCGAACGCCTTGCCGCCGCTGCACCCGATCAGCGAGTCAATGATCACCAGCTTCGGCCGGCGCCGCTTGATCAGCTCCACAAACTGCGCGTAATACTGCAGCGACCACTCCCCGCGGATCAGCGTCCTCTCGTCGAGCGGATAGTCCGCCTCCTCAAGCTGCTCCTGCAGATCCGACAGCGGCTGGTCCCCATTCAGGATCACCACCCCGCCGCTCTCTACCGGCATCGGCTTCCCACGCACCACAAACGGAATCCCCTCCAGTACGTGCCGCGCCAGCGTCCAGCAACTCATGCTCTTACCGTCCCCACCAGCGCCGTACACGATCACCACCGCCGGCGTCGGCAGCAGATCCGGAATCAAGTAGTCCCGCTTCACCGCAAATTCCCCAAGCCGGTTCGCCGTGATCTCCCCAGGGTTCTCCTTGAACCCCACGTGATCCACATACACCTGCTCCAGCTTCGCCTGATCCCTATACCCCGCATGGATCGCCAGCTGGTTCAGCTCATAGTTCCGCCGCCCTGGATCGTCCAGCTGCATGACGGCCTCCATCCGGCCCATCGCCTCCTCAAAAGTAAGGACCGAATTCCTCACCTCCTGTACCTGGCGAGCTTCTGCCGCCTCAACCGCCACCCGGCAGGAGTCTGAAAATCGGCGCCTCTGAGGATCCTGCTGGTCCGCCATCCAGATCAGCGAATTGAACCGGATCCCCCCGCCCCGCTTGAACGTCCCCCACGGCCCCTCACACGGGTTCCCATCCTTCCACTCCTCCGCATACTCAGGATCCTCCGCACTCCACGCGCTCCACAGCGTCAACCCCAAGTCGTTCGGCAGCCCGTCGTGGATCGCCATGCCCACCTGCACCCACTGATCCCGGCTTCCCGACCCCAGGTGCGGAATCACCCGCAGGCAGTCCTGCGCAATCTCCGCAATCTCATCCTCAGTCCGATCCGAGAAGTCGAGCGCCCGCCGGTTCTTCAGGAACCCACCCACAGGCTCCGACTGGGTCGCCGCATCCCGCATCTCCGCCACCAGCCACGCCGGTGCCTCTGGGATGGCCTCCAGATCGCCCTCAAAGCCGTACAGCCCCTCCGGCGCCTTCCCATCACTGGACCCCG